CTATTATTTTTGCAAACCCAGCACAAAATAGTGCATTGTTAAACGTAGCATATTCAGGGGGAACAACAGGTCAAAGCGGGATGTTTGGCTTTAGGAACACTGCAACAACAGCAGATTGTATTATTTTCAACGGAATGGAGTTGTAATGTACAAACTATACAAAACCTTTGATGGGCAAAATGCAGCTTATTTTGTAGATGACTTAGGTGCAACTACTAGCTTTCTATTCGACCCCGACAACACAGACTACCAAGCCTATTTGAAATGGCTTGAAGAAGGCAACACGCCTGAACCTGCCAGCGATAGCGTTGACGAGTGAGTAAGTAATGGCTGAACACGCGGCAACGGAAACGGGAATAGCTCTGGCAACTAAGGCAGCACCTCCAGTGACAGTAAGTTTAGCTACTGTGGCGGGTTATCAGGTATCGGAGTTGGTTCTATGGGCTACTCTGATCTATACCGTCTTAATGATTGGACATAAATTGTATGCAATCTATAGAGATGTTACAGATAAAGCAGTCAAAAGTATTGACAATTAAACTTAAATATAGTAGGATATAGCTATGGCTACCAAGAAACAAAACGCTAAAGTAGGTAAGGTTATGGGTGAGTACAAAGAAGGCACTCTCCATAGCGGTAAAGGCGGTCCTGTCGTTAAAGACCGTAAACAAGCTATCGCTATCGCCATGAGCGAGGCTAAGATGCCTCAACGTGGTCAACGCACAGCTAAGAACAAAGCCAAGAAGACCAAATGAGATCCATCACCCAAGGCGGTAACTTAACCGCTAATACCGCTACGACAATCTACACAGTTCCAACTGGCTACTACGCTAAGTGGAACTTGATGTACTTGTTGAACGGTACAGGGTCTACTAAGAATATTACTGTTACTTGGCATGATGCTAGTGCAAACACTAATATCTATATATTGAGCGATTACGGTCTTACCTCTAAGAACTACTTTAAGCTTGATGGCGGAGCTTATATGGTCTTGGAAGCAGGGGACTACATTACCATGACTTCAGAAGCTGGCAGTACTATGTCTTATATCTGTACTTTTGAAGTTGAAAAGAAAGAGGGCCTATAATATATGGCTACGTATTTAGATACAGTTAATAATGTGCTGCGTAGGTTGCGTGAGCCTACAGTGCAAAGCGTTGACGATACTCCTTACTCATCTATGATTGGTGTCTTGGTTAATGATGCCAAACGTGAAGTTGAGGACGCTACTGAGTGGAATGCTTTGTCTTCTACTGTCACAGTTAGCACAACCGCTGGCACTTATAACTACACTTTGACAGGTGCTGGTACTCGTTTCCGTGTCATTGATGTGGTTAACGACACAAACAACATCTTGTTGCAGAATGCTCCTACATCTTGGATGACCCAACGCTTCTTGTTCACTTCGGACAATGATCGTGGCAGTCCAATGTACTACAACTTCAACGGTGTAGACAGCAACGGAGACACACAGGTTGACCTCTTTGAGCGTCCTGACGGTGTTTACTCTATTCGTTTTAACTTGGTTATTCCTCAGGCTGAGCTATCTACTAACACAACACGTGTCCTAGTTCCTGCTCATTTGGTAGCTATGTTGGCATACGCTAAAGCTATCGCTGAACGTGGTGAAGACGGTGGTAACTTATCCTCAGAAGCTTACGCTTTGTACAAGAATGCTTTGGCTAACGAGATTGCCATTGAGCGTAATCGTTACTCTGAAGAGATGAACTGGATTGCACCATAATGGCTGAGCAACTCGTAGGATCATCCATTGCAGCCCCCGGCTTTAAGGGGATCAATACTCAAGACAGTTCCGTAACTCTTGAGTCAGGGTTTGCCACGATTGCTAATAACTGCGTCATTGATAAGTTTGGTCGTATCGGTGCTCGTAAAGGCTGGTTAGCTAAGAACTCAACTAGCTCTGATTTAGGTAGCAACCCTATCCAAGCCATCGGTGAAGTTATCGATAACTCCGGTAACAGCTACATCATCTGTGCAGGTAACAATAAGCTGTTTAAGCTCTCAGGTGGTACGCTGACTACCTTGACATACGGTGGTGGCGGTACAGCTCCTACAATCACGACAAACAACTGGCAGATGGCTCCTTTGAATGGAGTCCTTTACCTGTATCAAGGTGGTTACGATCCTCTGGTGTTTGACCCTGCTGTTTCTACGACTACCTTCCGTCGCTTGTCAGAGAAGACAGGCTCATTGGGTACAGCTGAGCAGAATAACGTAGCTATCAGCGCCTTTGGTCGTATCTGGAGTGGCGGTAATACTACAAGTAAAAGCACCATTCAATTTAGCGACCTCTTAGCTGGTCATGTCTTGTCTACAGGCACATCAGGCACTATCGACCTCGGAGAAGTGTGGCCTAACGGTACAGACGAAATCACTGCTTTGGCTGCTCACAACGGCTTCCTATATGTCTTTGGTCGTCGTCAGATCCTAGTGTACAAAGATGCCTACGATCCTGCTGCTATGGCTCTCCACGATACAGTATCTGGTATTGGCTGCTGTGCTCGTGACTCAGTTGTTCTGACAGGCACTGACGTTATCTTCTTGTCTGATAGCGGTGTCCGCAGCCTCTCACGTACAATCCAAGAGAAGAGTGCTCCTTTCCGCGACATTAGCGCTAACGTGCGTGATGACTTGGTAGAAGACCTCAACGCTGAGACTCTAGCTAACATCAAGGCCGTGTACTCAGATAGTAATGCTTTCTACCTCATTACATTCCCTACTAAAGGACGTACATACTGCTTCGACACACGAGCTGCTCTTCCCAACGGTGCTGCAAGGGTTACAACATGGAACCTAGTTCCTAAAGCGTTGTTCTCTAACCGTGCCAAAGAAGTGCTCATGGGCTTCACGAGCTACGTAGGCTACTACACTGGTAACTTAGATCGTACAGCTACCTATCGTATGGCTTACTACTCTAACTGGTTTGACTTGGGACAGTCTCAGACAATCAAGATCCTGAAGAAACTAGGTTTTACCCTCATCGGTGGTAACCAAGCCAATGTAATTGTTAAGTATTCCTTTGATTACAGTCCTACATACCAGACTCGAAATATCGTTATGGGTTCTAGGTCAGTAGCTGAATACAACGTAGCTGAATGGGGCTTAGCTGAGTGGACAGCAGGTGTTGTCTTCGATAATCAGCGTATTCAAGGTTCAGGTAGTGGTACTGTCTTCCAATTCGGTATTGAAGTGGATATCAACAGTTTTGAGTTAAGCGTTCAGAAGATGGATGTATTTGCTAAGTTAGGACGGACAATATAATATGAGTAACTATACTATTGCAGTGGATTTTGCAGCTAAGGATGCCTTGGCTACAGGGGACACAAATAAACTTGTTAAAGGCACTGAGATAACTGCTGAATTTGAAGCTATCGCCACAGCTGTTAACTCTAAGGCTGATGCTGCTAGTCCTGCTCTGTCAGGCACTCTTAGCGGTACTTACACTGTTGACTGTGGAAGCTATTAAGAGTGTAAAGACACCTGTTGTTGTTCGAAACTCTTATATAATGTATCTAGAGTTTTGGAATAATCAACTATGGTTTCATACTGATGTGCTTGAGTGGACATCTAAGATAAAACAAGAGTTTATAAAAGATTTAAAAACCTTACAATCTTTATTACCCTTACCGTTAATAGCCCTAGTCACAGAAGACAACAGTAAATTAGCTAAGTTTGGTGAAAAAGTAGGTTGGACTAAGAAGGAAACGATTATGTTAAACAATGGCTCTAAAGCCTATATCTACAGTTGGAGTAAATAATATGGGCGGTCTTGTTTCAGGAATTACAGATACTATCGGAGGTGTGGCTTCAGCAGCAGCCCCTTACGCTGGTATTATCGGTGCAGCTACTGGTAATCCTCTCCTTGGTGCAGGTATCGGTGCTCTAGGTAGCGCTATGGGTGGTAACACTCAAGCCGCTAGTGCTAACGTAGGTGCTCTCGGTCAGTTGTTGAGTGGTCAGTCGGCTCAACAGGCTCAACAGCAAGTAGCTCAAGCAGGTCAGTTCCGTCCTATCGGTACAACTACTCGTTTCGGCGCTTCTAACTTCCAGTTTGATCCTTCTGGTCGTTTAACAGGCGCTGGTTATACTCTGTCCCCTGAAGCTCAAGCTTATCAGAATCAACTCTCTGGTATGACAGGTCAAGGCTTGACACAAGGACAACAGCTCCAAGGTCTTGCCTCGCAGTACCTCGGTGAGTCTCCTGATGCCGTGCGTCAGCGTTACGTACAA